TTTTACATTGTGAGTTCACAATTGCCCCACATTGATATCGATCTATCGATGGCTCAAACGTATAAGTTTGATCTAGACTTCCCACTTCCACAGGAGTTCGTCCCCGTTCTAGGAGGAAATGACTGGACCATTCATTGGTTAATCATTAACCCGCTTAAGATGATTACTGACCTGACGCCCACTCCGATCCGAGCTCAGGTCTTTTGCCACTACGACGATGTGGTGTTGGAACGGGTGGTTCCGCAAGGAGGATCGGAAGTACCCCCACGTATGTGGTCGAACTTGCTGAATTACGCCTCTGTTCTAACAGCTAGACTACCGTTTGCCTTTGCCAATTCGGCGTCTATGGTTCTGAAGATGGGCTCTAAGGCAGCCTTTGCGTTAGGTTACTCTAAACCCCCTCAAGAGCCCATGGACAATGTGTTGGTGCGATTTCAACCAAATTTAGCGAGTGGGACAGGACAAGGAGATATGTCCTATGGGCTAGGCATTGATCCCGCTGTGAGCAGGAATGTGGCTACTCGTGTTGCCATAGGGAGTGATTATGAGACGACAGTTGATTTCTTTTTACATAAGAAGAGCCAAATACTGTGTGATTGGGCTATGGTAACTGAAAAGACTTCCACTTTGTTAGTTTCACCAACTCTTTATGGGACCGCAACCAACTCTCTTTTTATGCCGCCCCTTTGTTTCATATCCAATTGTTTTGGATATTGGACCGGGAGTATTAAGTATACGTTGGAAGTGATCTCCTCTCCTTTGGTACGATGGCGATTGGGGGTAGTTATTATTGCCCCTGGCGTGGGGACTCCCGCAGCCTTTCCAAGTGATGGGTTTATAACACATATTGTTGAGTGCATAGGTTCTACCGAGTTCGAGTTTGAAGTACCGTACTTATACGAAGCTCCATTTCAAGTACCCGCTATATTACCAAACACACACTCAGCTTCCAATTCGTTCACGAGAATTATGGTTTTCCAGTTGATGGATCCTACGGGGCCAGCCGCGACACCTGTATATCCCTATTTGAATCTGTATTTTCAGGCCGGTGCTGACTTTTCCTTAGGGGTTCCTACCTTGGATAAGTTTGCAGCTCTGAAGTACACACCACAGGGGTTGGGCAATATGTCGGAATTCACCTTTGGGGAGCTAGTGGATGATATCCACGTACTCACGAGAAGGTCGACGCGATGGTTAGAGGGCAAGAATAACGACGCTTCCACTACTGGGATTCTTGTGATTCCTGTCTTGCCCCCAGGACCCTATAGGAATCCTGCTACTATGTCCACTTTTACCACAAATCTTATTGCGTGGAGTTGGGTTTCCCTCATGACACCATTGTACTTGGGCAATACAGGAGCCTTGGTGCATAGAGTTGGCGTCGTCACGGTTCCAGTAGCGAAAACGTATAATGTCTACATCACGAATGTGCTTGGAAGATGGGGTTCGGCAACGTATGACCCTCCTTTCGGACCCATTCCCCGTGTTGGCACTGGCCGAGGGGCCACACGACAAATGATCAGCAACGCTCCATTGGCGGAAGTGCGAGTAGTAGATCGAAATCCTTATAAGTTCCGCAATGCCCCCCAATACCCGTCATCCGATATTGGCATAGGGGTTTACGACGTAGAATGCGTCCAAATTGAAAATTATGATACCGAC